CGTGTCGGGCAATCTCCACAGGATGCGTTCGGGTTTGAATCCGGGTACATGCGATCACAGAAACACTCCTCCGACGCGGGCTGCGTGGCCGCCGCGTGATACTTCAATGTAAGAACAGCCGCCAGGTGTGTGTCGCTGTGCTGTTGGTCGTAGATGGACCCAACAGTGGGCACGTTCTCAAGCGCCTCAATTGCCAGACGGATTGCTACGTCGTGTTCGGCGAGGGCTGCGTCATACTCCCGCAATGCGTTGTTCGCCGCGATGCCGAGGCCGACGTACTCGCGGCCTTGCATGGCCGGATGTTCGCGTAGCATTTCCACGATGTCGCGCAGCGCATCCGCCAGCTTGTTGTTGGTCATGGCCGCTCCTTCGCGCGCTCGGCGAGCATGGCGTCTGCCATGCGGTAGCAGTGATCGGCGATACGCGCATACTCCCGCGGCCTGTCGCAGACGCAGACGGTCTTCTTCTCCAGCGAAGTCAACTCCTTCGCTGCGAAGTAGTCGCGCAGGGTCATGCCGATGTCGCCGCCATTCGTCGGGTCGCCATGCGGAAACGCCTGCCCGCCATCATTCGTGTCAGTCATGCCATATCCTCATCGTCTTTCTCTACATCCTCCGCTGAGTAGAGAGGCTCTCCGTCCTTATCGTACCCAGCAATCTTAGCGTCCATCAATACACGATAGCCCATCATCACCCAGTCAAGATAGGTGTGCTTGTATGGAGTTGATACGTAATGCAAGCGCATTGTTATTCTCCCGATCAAAGATGTGTAGCTTCTGTAATCTGCTTGCTCTGTACAACAGCAGCATGACTGTAATAACCATTATGTCTGTTATAAGCTGTGAACTGGAGGACTCCTTTACTGGTTCTAAGCGTAACAAACATAACATCACCATCATCTAAGCCATACTCAAATTCCTCAGCTAGAGTTTGTGTATGAAGTCCCGCGTCAGTTAGATCAATAGATAGAAGTTCTGCTCCTATAAAATCTTCTACGTTGTCTTCTGTGAAGAAGTAACCACTACGCTCGCAACAGTTTTGTCTATCAGATATTCCCATACGAATAGTCTGCTCTGTGGTAGTAATTATAACACCCTCCATACTATTAGCCCATCCCTGTGAGTCATCAATAAAGCTAGCATTAGGATTGATACTAACAATCTTTTCCATTATCATCTCCTTCCAGCAAGTAGGTTTTGTAGAACTCAGGCAGTCCTCGCGTCATCGTAGCCTTCCAGTCCTTCTGCTCAATTTGATAGAGAGCTTCCTTGAAGTTCTCCTTCTCCTCCTCAACAGTGTCCTCAATGATACGCTTGATGATTGCACCAATATCTTTAGGCTCTCCTACTAGCTCACCAGTATCACGTAGATAGTAGATGGCCTTCTTCCAGCGTGCCTCTGTACGATAGCTCTCAATCAATTCCTTACGCTTGTCCTTACCACTAGTCCAATCAGGATTGGCGCGATGTACTTCCTTGAACTCCTCACTCACCCACTTGACAGCGGTGAACGGATACACTTGCCCATTCAATTCCATGGGGTAGCTGTAGTTCTTAATGACGATGCCTTCCTTGGTAGCCTTACCTAGCTCAGAGATGCCAGCCATGTATTCCTTAGCTTGCTCCATGCTCTCCAGCTTACCTTGGAACAGTAGTGGTACAACATCTACGTCTAATTCAAGAGCTTCCTCTACTAGGTTATCGTAATTACTATCCGCCTCAGTCCTATGGAAATCCGTCATGCCATACAGAGCAATACCATTCACGGGAATGCACCCATACGTCAGGCTATTATGTCGTAGCTTATTTAGGATCTCTGCGTAGTAGGCTGTGTCAGGAGGAATGCAATGCGCTACTGAGTGTACATGAAGCACAGCACTACGGAACATGTCAGGCGGTGCAGCTCCGTCAATGATCGCACCCTTGCTACGGAAGTGTAGAGTTCCTTCTTCATCCTTCCCGAAGCAGAACTGACTACCATCTAATTTTTCTGTGATCTCAACCACCTGTCCAATAACAACATCAGCATACTTACCTACGAATGGTAAGATTTTTACGTAGCTCTTAAGCACAGCAATCTCCTCTTGACAGTGTAATGCACATGCCCTATACTTAAAGGCTCTTAAGAGCAAGAGCAAAAGCAAAAGCAAAAGATAAAAGCAAAAGAACTTAAAGGCTCTTAAGAGCTTCTATGCTTTTATTATAACATAGGTTTTGATGCTTGTCAATACCTTCTTACACCTAACCTCCGGCGAACAAGAATGACGCGGATGCTACGCTGCTTCTTCCAAAGCATTATACCACATGTTGTCCCATTCGTCAACTTGAATAGCTACATCTACTTCCCTGTCCCATTCTTTATTCAGGGACTGTTCAGCTACTAGCTGTTGATCTAACAGTAAAGACAGATCAATCAAACCGTTATGAGTAATCATGGTCATCCTCCTCTTCTTCTTCATTACCCCACTCAGTGTCCTCTTCGTCTTCCTCAGGCTGAACAAACAGAGAGGGACTTAGATTGTACGTAAGCAAGCAGATGTTGTTGCCACTATTAGGATTGCGCACCCACTCAGTAGAAAAAGTAAAACCAACAGACACTAAGACACGTCGTAGGTGCTCTTGGTATTCATTAACAGTAGCCACTATGATGGAAGCCGGGTCATGGTTGTTGTTACTACCCGCATAAAGTAGCAGCCCTATGGTATGGGCTATACTAGTGCAGTATTTAGCACAGATTTCTCTAGCACCGCAGTTCCACTTAAGACTTTCATCCGATACGTAGACATGTCCCCTATTGTAGACATTCGTAACAATATCCCACTCCTCTTCTGTAAACTTAAAGGATTCAATCCAATCCTTCCCCTCATACTCTAGCAGCTCTGCTGCCCACTTAGGAATAGTACTCACCAGCTATACCCCTTATTAGAATGTTTCCGGTTGTTATCTTCCTCGAAGTCTGCTATGGCTACCCAGCCACGCCCTGTAAAATAATTGGGAGGAAGTGTAAGTACGGCAGCACATATCAAGTTCCTTGTATTAGGATTTTTGGCCTCCCCTCCAGCAAACTCATAACCGATACGCTCAAAGGCTGCTCTTGCAGCAACCTGTTTCTTCTGGAAAGTAGCTATGAATAGAGATGCCCTATGATTGGAGAAGACGGCAAGTAGGATAGTGCCTGCTAATGCCTTAGCAGCAGTATTTCTACCCATAGTTTCTACCTCTGCTCCTCCGCAGTTAAAGTACAATCCTTCTGAGTAAGAGCCGGAGTTATCTTCGTCCTTAAGAATCTTAATAGTAGAATCTAATTCTTTCTGAGAAAGCTCAAGGCTACCAAGCCATGCCTTACCCTTCTTGGTGAACAGAATATCAATACATTCTTGTGTAGACTTCTTCATTAAATATTCTCCATGCGACTAACAAAAGGTTTGATACGAAGGGGGAAGTGTACGTGCCTTCCACTCAGCTTATTCTTAGGCAAGCTAATCATACGTGTGTTCTGTTGTTCCATATCTAGGGTCATACCAATACCAATCATCAGGTCACATGCTCCGGGAATGCCGGTGTTACTGCCATCTACATCACCCTGTACTAGCCGTGCCTTACCTTCCGCACTATCGCCTGCCTGAGTAACACCAATACTAATAGCACCATGCCTCGCTGCAATCTCTCGCAAAGCTTTGGCACTTTCTTCTAGCACCTGTGTCTTACCCTCAAGCCTAGGGATGTGCATGTTACGTAGCTGATCTACGATGAACCACTTAGCTCCATACATCTTGACATACTTCTCAATCTCTGCTGGAGTACTGAACTGTAGACGGATGAACCTGACGTGCTCATACCCACGCCTAGCCATGAGGGCAGTAGCCTTCTCTGGCTCTGCTTTGATTTCCTCCGCCGTCATGTCCGTTACTGTAGACTGGAACCTAGCAGCTACACGCTCAGTGGGTTCTTCATTAGAGAAGAAGATTCCCGGTACGTTATACCAAGCAAACCCTGCCATAAGAGTGCAGCAGAAGGCCGTCTTGCCACACTCTGGGCGAGCGAAGATGATGATGCTATCCCCAGCCATTGCTCCATCAGTCGCGTCTTGTAGGCCCTTAGGTGCAAGATAAATACGTCCTGTCTTATCGAACACCTTATTGATGGCATCCTCTACGCTCATGTTATGGATGACATTATCATCCTCTGTTCCCTCAGTGATAGGCTCAGCCAGCTTCTTGTAGTCTGACATCAAGGACTCAACAACTTCCTCCTCCACATCACTACTGCTGAGCAGTCCTGCCAACTTAAAGCCGATAGCCTTACGCTTTGTTTCTAGGTATAGCTCCACATAATTAGGGACAGAGAACGTAGCTGAGTACGCCTCATCAATCATGTCCAATAGGTGCTGGGCTTTACCTGTGTTAGGGAACTTACTCTCTACTTGTTCCTTGAATAGATTGTGGTCTACTGCCTTAGCCTCTTCATCTGTTTCGTAATACTTCTCCGCTAGATTAAGAAGCCATTCAATGTCGGGAGACAGGCCCTTGAAATCTACGTTCTCGTATAGAGAATTGAATGCCTCCCTACTAAGGAGACATGAGGCTAATACCTTCATGCCTAAGTTCATACAATCTCCTAGCTGTTACAATTACAATAGATCAGATCTCGCCATGACCTTAGCCATATCATAAAATTACTAAACATCTTTAGTTCCCTCAATTGTAATACCACAGGAATCTTTCATAAAGCCTTGCAGCTCTACCTCTGTCATGTCCTTCAAGTCTTTGGGAGGACATACTGTGACATACTTCTTCATCATACTGCCCCACTTCTGAGAAAGCTCGATGTTCTTACTGAACGCATCCTTATCCAAGCAGAATATCACACGCTCCCATCCCTGTCTAGCTATCTGTGTAGCACGTAGGGCATCCATATGTACCCCGAGAAGAGCAACACTATTGCAGTACATAGAAGCACGGAGAGCAGAGGCTTGGTCTTCCACTATGATTCCTACTCTACTGTCTCCATTCTTATAGAAGGAAAGACACAGGGCTTCTATGTCCGTCATACAAATGATACTCTTAGGAGTGTACTCCCTGATGGTACGAAAGCTGGCACCTACAGCAGTGCCTTCTGCATTGTAGATGGGCAGCATAAGTCGTTGATTGGCAAGGGAAAACTCAATCCCTCCCTTACGTATGTGCCTATCCTCTAGCTTCCAGTGATTGTACAGCCAGTCCTTATGCACTTCCATCAAGGGAGTAGCTGCCCTAATCCATACACCCACCTTAGACTTCCCTTCCACTGCTGGCCTACTCTCACCACCTCCTGCTGTACGTACAAAACCATTGATGCCACACTTATTCCTATGGCACTTGTACACAATACCTGTAGGCTCTCTTGTTATAGAGAAGCTCTTCTCTCCAGAGTTACAGAAGGGACACTCCTGCCCTGAGAGTTGCTCATGTAGGCCCAAGCTTCCGCCTACTCCCAGTATCATAACATCCTTACTACTAACCATCACTTCTTTCCTTTAGCTATCCCACTAGCAAGAGCAGCAGCAGCAGCAGTAGCGTACGTAACGTCTCGTTTATGCCTAGAGTTGTAAGGCTTAGGGGCAGGGAGGATGATATGCTTGCATAGAGCGGGAGGCACCCATACCATGCTCTGAATATCGCTATCTCCGGGACCGTAATTATTGTTACGAAATACTGGCCCAAGAGAATAGCTACCAACTTTATTAGCTACTATGTAATTCATTAGGTCACGGGTGACGATACGATGCTCAACAGAAGGGGGGAGTCCTGAGTATCTTAGCATCTGATCTGACAGCACCAGCATATATCTACCAGTAGACTCGACAATAGCACGCACAATCTTAGGAGCGTGCTTTTTAAATAGCTTTTCTAGTTCCTCCTCTCTAAGCCAGATAGTAGTCCAAGAGTCCACCTGCTTTTTAGTACAAAACTTAAAGTTGGAAAGAGCACGCATACCACAGTTGGCCATCACCTGAGTAACAACCCATTCACATGTGACGGTGAATCCATCTTTCGTTGTTGCTTCATAGCTACCTATCACACTCATGCCATCTCTCCTACCTTGGTTTTGTTAGTAGATGTAATAGCATCTCCTAGTAGGAGGATGCCGCCTGTGCGCTTACCGTCCTTATCCATAGTGCTTGACCAGCCTCTCACCTTAGCCACCACAGATACTACTTGGTCTGACAGTAGGTTGGAGTACAGGGCACGAGATACCGGGGACAGGATGGCAGGGATTAGTGTGCATCCGCTCTCAATATTATCTACGAGCACGTCACCTTGTAACTGCGTAGCTGTAGATGTGCTCTTATCAGGGAAGAACTCTACTTCATCTCCGTGCTTGAGCAAGTCCCTAGTAGCACATGTTATACTGACAACCTCCACGCGGTCTGCACTCTTCGCAGAGCCCGTAGGAGTTTGCGAAAAATTTTCCTGCTTACTGCTACCTCCATTGTTATATGTTATTGCCTTGATCTTAGGCTTATCAATAGCCTCGTCTGTGAAGTCTCGCAGGTCTCCGTCCAAATCAAACGTCAACAGCTTAAACTTATCTGGCTGAACGGGAGCTTCGATCTCTAGATTGTTCCGCTCTGCTAGCCAATACAACATGCTAGGCTCTGACGCCATAAGCATTGTGTTCTTCTTGTGTACGTAGGCAAAGGAAAAACTACGTTCTCCGTTACAGGCAATGCGTAGCTTGTGGTCATCCTCATACCACACAAAAGTATAAGCACCCGCAAACTCTGAGAAAGCTGCCTTACCGTCCTTGAGGATTCGATAGAGAGCATAGTCACTATCAACAGAGAAGTCAATGCCATCGTAAGTGTTAGGTGTATTTGTCAGGCTACCATTATGTACCCCAACCAAATACCTATTCCCAATTACATGCTCAAAGGGATGTGAGTTGTCGTAGTTTACGCGACCACGGGTAGCTGCCCGGTGATGGAGCACTGTTAGAGGAGACACATCTACGTTGTTAAACATAGACTTAGCTGAGCGTGTCTCTGCGAATACACTGCCAGTTACAGGCAGTTTATAAACTACAGTCTCCCCACCCTTCCCTACCTGAAACATACCAGTACTATCTACTCCACGTAGTACACCTGTGATAGCAGCCTGCTCAACAAACTTACAGTAGTTGTTGTTAGCAAACAGATTACGCTCTGCGTTTACAAGACCAGCAATACCACACATAGTTAAACTCCTAATCAGTTAATTGAATCGAGCTGTACGGGGTTGCGAGTGATGTCTACTTTAGGCTTAGCAGCAGGAGCAGGCTCCTTAGCCAGAGTCATATTAGCTAGCTTAGTAGCCACCCATCCAGCTCCTGATGTAGTTTCTCCCCACAAATCCTCTACTCGTGGCTTCTTAGGAGAGATGATAGAAGCATATGACATAAGAGCAATAGAATTATCAATGGCATCCCATGCTCTACTCTCTTTGAAGAAGGGTTGTAGTGTAGGCCACATATCTCCTAGCACATTAGCCAGAAATCTTTCCGGCCTTGCCTTACTAAACTGTGCAATGAGAGGGGTAGTGGTATCCAAAGCTACTGCACTCTTCTTCAACTGGAGAATGATGTTGATCCATGTGAGGATACGATTGACATCGAATGTTGTAGGCAAGTGTCGAAACTCTAGCGTGCCATATTTACCCAAGGCCATAATATTAACAGCCTGATACTTCTGGAACTCCTCCGATCCAACGGCTCGTGCTAGTGTGGCCCCTGTCTTATCGAACAAGGCACGGCCTAACTTATTGAAATCTACCTGAGTATCTTCCCATGCAGCACAGAAGCCACAGGTACGACGCCACTCCCCTACCCATGAGAAGATGGCGTGCTCCGCTAGCATATACAGGGAGATGAAGGAAGCAAGCTGCCCTGCCTCTAGGTCTAGGTCTGTACAGTCTACATGCACATGAATACCAGCACGAGGAGTACCTTCCTGCCAGCCATGTGCTTCTGACGCAGCCTTGAACTCGTTGAGAGCTTCAATAACATCCTCTCCTACTAGTCCTCCCCTAGTTACAAACTCTCGCCCATTGTTACGGAGGCTATCATCTCGTGTATCCTCCCACCACGTAAGACCGCTCTGCCCTCCCCATCCTTCAATCTCAATCTCGATACCAATCTTAGCGTTGGGAAGGATGAGCCTCCCACTAGGACGTGGTAGTGTGAACACAGGTTTACCTAGAGCATTGCCGAGTTTCATTCTTCATCCTCGTACCAAATAGATTCCACTTTTTCCAAGCTAGGGTCGCCGGCTACTATCCTATCAGCCGTAGCCTCATCTGAGCAAAGGTAAATGCTGCTGACCATACCTCTGAGCTTCCATCCCCATGCTACCCTCTTCACTCTGTTGGGGAGTAGGTGGCGGTGAACTTTAGCATCTCTAGTGTAGCCATTGGTCCCGTCAGCATGAAACTCCCGATAAAGAATTTCTTTGTCCGGCTTGACGCAGCGCCCAATAAATAGATCGGGTTCTAGTTGTACGACAATCTCCCACACCTCGGGTAGAGGGACTCCTTCTGTAAGAAAACTACCGTTTATATTAGATTGATAGCTACTACCTACTTTAATCTTCATGCTGCTTGCTCCTCATAATTATGATTCTCTTGCCACACACCAGACTTAACAAGCCTAGCAGAGGGGCCGTAATAACTCTGGTCGTCAATGAAATAAATCCATGCCTCTCCTGCTGATGTATGAACACGCTTACGTTCGTAGAACGAGGGATGCCCTTCGAGCCGATCAAGACGAGCAAGTGTTTCATCATCTACTTCGTATAGCTCACCTTTAATCTTTGTATTCCCGTGCTGTGTTACACAGGGATAGCCTCCAAGAGAGGCCATAGTGCCAGTAAAATACACACTATCATCCAAGCATTCAATACCATCCAGCAGGCGGCTATTTCCCAGCCCACGCTTCAAGCTACCGTACACCACTACCTTATGCATTGTCGATCTCCAGTTGAATTGAGGGAATAGAACGCTTGAGGAGTGTAGCATATTCCTCATGTGTAGCCTTCCACGTAACGCCATCCTTAGAAGAAGCGACACGCTGCTCTTTAAACAACATGAGTAGGGGCTCTTCCTTGTTGGTTGGGAGGAATGTAATAGCGATAGAAGATGATAAAGCTATGCCTAGCACTCGTTCTTCTGTATTGAGAAGTACAGCACAAGCTGTCTCCAGTGTAGCATACTTAGGCTGGAAGATTGCATCAACTGTAAAGGCATTGAGTGATTGGTGTGTACGATAGACACCACTACGTTTAGCCAAAGTACAGAGACGAGACACCTCAGGCACTTGGTTTACAATGACTGTATTAGAGCGGAGTCCCTTACCTCTCTGTCTACGTGCTATGTGAGTGATGTAATAGAGATATGTTACATCATCAATTGTAACGTGCCTATACCCAAGCCGTGGGTAGTTATTGAATGTAGCAAAGGACAGAGTTGAGTAGTGAACGGGAGCTAAGCTGCCCTTCTTCCAGCTACGTACAGAACACATCCCCTCTCTATCAATCTCATGCAGATAGCAGATAGTTCCTGTAACTGGGTGAAGCATGGCAGCCTGTCCGAAGTAGGCCATGAAGTCCTCTCCTGTGTACCCAGACATAGACTCACTCATCTCGCAAGCCCCCCAAAGCGTTACTAAGGTCTTGATACACATCAGAGACAGTACTATAGGTTGCTGCGCTACCAATCCTACGCTGCTCCCTAGACGATAGTTGGCTGAGATCGAGCATACGAGCTACATCTGGCCAAGGAATCATATCGTAGAACTCCCTAACCTTATGTGCACTAAGCTCAGCACATGCCTGTACTACAGTACTGCATCGAATGATGAAGTCATTCACATAAGCCTCATTACCAATGACACTATGGTTGGTGGGAGTACGATACTCCAAGCCATAAGGCTTGTTCCTGTAAAGACCGGGAAGCCCGTAGAATGCAGCTCGCTTACTTTGAAGTGTGGCGTCATAGTAGGCCCAAAAAGACAGAGCTAGAGCATCCAGCATCTGCACGATAGCCCACGTAGGAGTACCATTCTTAGCCTTATGACTAACACCCTTACCTTCACATTCATAGCTGAAGTGCAGGTGCCCTCCTGTAAAGCGGTTATTGCCCAAGTCTCCAATAAGAATAGGCATACGCTTCTGACCACGTTCCCAAGCACTCCGATCAGGCATACAGCCAATCTCATTAGCTTGTGGATACTTAGACAGCAGTTCTGGAGCAAACTCATGGCTACTGATTGCGTGCTGTACTGAGAGTCCCTTCTTAAGGAGCCATGCACTAGCCTCAAGAACAGAGTGGTAAGCAATACCAGAGAACTCCAGAGGATGTACGGGGCTCATACCCAGCTCCAAAGCAACACCATCTTCCTGAATAGTAGTGCCATAACGACTACCCTCTAGGTCAAGAGGCTTGCTCTTGGTTCCCCCCACCTTCTCACATACAGGCACAATATTGCCGGAATTATCTGATACAAAGAACTCTGCATCATGCCCAACTCGATAAGCGTACGACATACTAGCCTCCTTAGGCTGTTTTGTTGAAGTCCCGCACAGAACATGCGGTGTAAAATTCATACGGTTTGTACGGCTTTTTGGATGTTACAATAGGCTTCTTACCCTTCGGTGTTTCTACTACAGCACTGGCTGTACTAGTAGCAGGAGGAGGAGCCTTTCCCATTACTTTTTCCCTCAGTCTAGTAACGAAGTTCATAATCTCCTCATCAGGATTCTCTGGCTGCCTGTATACCAGCGGTTCCATAGTTAGGCGAGGACGTGCCCATTCAATAAGCCACGCCTGATCTAGCTTACCACCAGCAGGTACCTTTATGCGGGATAGAGCTTCCTTATAGCTCTTAACCCACGTCTCTCCGTACGTTAAGTCACAAACCTTAACATCCTTGTAGTAGGCATAGACAACATAAAACTTCTGCATACTAACCACCTATCTTAGCAAGGAAAGCTTCTGTGTATGCGTTAAGCGTGGATTCCCCCTCCAAGCTAGGGGCACTATTGATTTCACATACGACAGCCAGATTATCTTTATCATGGTTTACCAGAACATCTACGGCACCATGCTCTATCCCCACTGCATTAGCCGCAGATAGAGATAGTTGCTCAAGCTGAGCAGTATAGCCACGTTGATGACAATCAAGGCTATCAAGAGTAAACGCCCACCCATTGCCATGAGTGCGGATAAGGTGAGACTCATCCATCCCTTCCGCCCTTCTGTCACTACGCATTCTCCTTTTTTGTTGGATCAGAATAACTCGCCCATAAAATACATGGACACGGTATTCTGCCTGCTTAGTAAAGTAACGGGTGTATAGAGGGGCAATAGGAATCACACTGCCCTTACGCACTACCTGCAAGCCCTCACCACTATGACCTGTGAGTGTGTGCCGTGCTACAAACTTACCGTCTTCTTCTAGCCATGAATTAAGAATAGGGTTGCTACTATCCGTCCATTCTAGAGTAGGAATACCCATAACTGAGAGCCTACACAAGGTTTCAACTTTATTTACACACGTAGCTACAGCAGCAGGGAAGTTGCTATAGATGAGTGTATCTTGCACCAAGCCTTCTGGAGCAGTGCTCACTCCCCAGTTGATTACATAGCGAGTACCCCTGCATCTACGCTGACTATTAACATAGGCAGGGCTAACACCTAAGCTATCAGCCAGTGCTCTACCGCTACGACTAGCTCTGTTACGTAACACTGTAACAATCATACTCAAATCTCCTCTACTTCCGCTACATCCCCATCCTGCGCGTCGAGTTCGGCGAGGGCTGGGATTCCGTGCGGGAGAATTGCGCGGAGTGCGGCGAACATCGCCTTCGGGTGCGCAAGATCGTTACTAGCAGGCTGCTCGCGGCGGTAAGCATCGCAAGCATTCGCCATGTCCTCCATCGTCACTTCCCGCAACGTCACCGGCTGCCGTAGCGCGGCAATGGCTTCACGTTGGCATGCGCGCACTTGATCGGCGGTGTATCCGTAGATGCCCATGTCAGGTAGTTGCGTGATGCCACACGGGTTGCGAAATCCGAGGCATGTCGCTTGCGGCAACGGTGGCAACTCCCCAGCACCATCCGCAGCGGGATCGGCTGGGGTGGCTTCATCACCTATTCTAAAGGGTATCATCTTTCTTATCCTTGGAATTAGGAACAGGGACATGCCGCTTTGTCTTGCGTTCATCACGCAACTCGCGGGCCTGCTTCTTATCTTCTTTCTTCTTATATGTCTTACTCATTGTAGCTCGAACTCCTCCACGAGTTCGGCCCAGTACTCGTGACCTTGGGGAGATAGTTCCCAGACAAAAGCCCCCCCAATACTAGTAGTAGCAGGGTCCATTTCTACGGTAGACTTCCCGTCGGGACAAAGCTGGCTAATAGCTACATCAAGAGCCTTTCTAACCTCCAACTTACGTCCCTTGGGAAGCTTCTTTCTAA